TTGCATGTTTCATCAGTCAATACAATCTTGCCACCGCCCTCGTTGGGCATAGTAGCTATCGCTTCGGCTTGCGCCATAATTGGCACAAACAATAAACATCCTAATAATTTACGCATTACTGTTTCTCCTTGCTTTTATATCTTGGTATGTTGATCCGTTCGAAACAAGCAGTACACTTCCACCTGTTAATCTTTCCAGCCTTAATCATCTTGCCGTAGTCTGCTGGTCGCATCACCTGACAACTTGTGCAGTAGCGTTTCTCAGATTGATTCAAAATGGCGCCTCCTCTAGCATAGATAAATCAATCGTCTTCTTGCAACGTAAAAGTTTGTACGTCCACCCAGCTCTCCCACTTACGATTTGATCCGCCTCTTCTCGCCTTGAGACCGTTCGCATTAACTCTTTGTTTTCGTCGTAGATCAGGTACGTATTCAAATCTGCACTCCTCAAATTTTGGTATGTAGTATTTAGTTTTGGGTAGTAAACGTAATGTTTCGTCTAGCACCTCAAGCACAGTTAATTTACTAGCCACTTACGTCTTTCTCATACGCTTTTTAATTGCAACAATACCGTCTTCGGGCTCTCTCCTAACACGTGCTTCCATCATGGCATCTGATAAGGCATAACACAACATGGCAAACCGCTCGTTGTTTTCGGTTTCACCCACCCCAATACTTTTACCGCCCATACTAGGAATAATTGCCATCATCGCAAACATCGCAAAGCAATCTCTTAAATCGTCATCACCAATCATTTAGCACTCTCCATATGATTTACCTACACCTGATTCACAACTCAAGGGTAAAGTCTGAGCCCAAGTAGGTCTTGTTTTCATGCACTCTTCCACATACTGTTGAGCCTTTAGGACTTCTTCTTTTGGTGCGAGACAAGCCACCGCATCATGCACCGTCAACACTACCTTGTATCTCTTACCGATGAGTAGCATCTGCTCTGCAATAACGCACCTTGCAACTGCTTGGCATAAGTTCTCTACAACCTTGCCACCATAAATTTTAACTGCACCCTTGCGGGTTTTGTATTGATACTGAACTTTTCCCTCAGCGTCATACACTCTTTGAAGCCCATCATACCTCTGCCATAAACCGCTTGGCAATAGAAAGCCACCCTCAATCGGGTCAAACTTAACTGCATCGACTGCACCAAATGATGCGGCTTTCTTGTCGACTATTGCTTCGACGCACTTCTGCGCTTGCTTCCACAGTTCAGGTATTTTGTCATAAGTTTTTCGGTAGACTTGGATAATACGGTTTGCTTCATCTGCCTCAATTTCCACACCGAATGTCTTGAGTTGGACTTGGAATTTCTGCGCCCCCATGCCATAACCAGCGCCGAGAATTGTCGTCTTGCCGACGAAGCGTTCGTCCTTCGATATTTCTTCCACATCCTTGCCATATATAGCCGATGCCATGATCTTGTATACATCTTCGCCCTTATCAAATGCTTCCACCAAATCATCTTGCCCCGCCAACCAAGCAACGGTGCGAGCCTCAATCTGCGACGAGTCGCAGTCAATCATCATGTACCCATCAGGTGCGCGTATAGACTTCTTTAGCTTGCCTGCGTTGTTACCTCGGCTAGGTAGGTTCTGCAAGTTAATCTTGTCGTCGCCACCCCACCGCCCTGTATGAGCCGCATAGTATTTAATAGGCACGGGCAACAAGCCCCGAGTAGAGATGTCGATAAACCTCTGCGTTCTCGTCTCTTCCAAAGTTGTTTTGTTACCTAGCCTTGCGGACACCAGAGCCTGTACACGTGGATCAGTATGCTCGAGCAAAGCCTTGAACTCTTCGTCGGTCTTGGCAAATGCCCATGCTTCCTTACCTGTCCTAGCACTAATCTTGGTAGGGGGCACAACACCCAACGCTTTTAGTAACTCAGCAAACCGATCGTTGCTCATCAGGTCGTCAATGTCAGCCTGTGCAGAGTCGAGCAGTTTAGCTTTTAACTCTTTTACATTCTCCAAGTGCTGTATTAAGAGATCCTGTTGTAGTACTAAAGAGGGTTGTATAAACATCTTTAGCGTTGTATCTATAACCTTCAACTCCTTTGTTGGGAAAGTTTTTGCTAGTATGTTGAACAGGTCGTAAGTCAGCACCACATCATTACAGCAGTACCGCCCATAGGCATCCAGTTCCTCAGTAGTAAAATCCACCCTGCGTTTCCCCAACGCATCTAGCACCTCTGTGCCCTTCTCTCCGATCTGATACCGCTCTGCCAAAGCCTTGAGACTGCCGCCTGCATCTACTCCATGGATGGCACGAGCCATGCACAAGGTATCAAGATAGCCTTTTGGTTTAATACCAAAGTGCCAATTCAGAATCGCCCCATCGAACTGCATGTTGTGAGCCAAAGCCAAAGCATTCTCCCAATCAAACTTCTTTAGGAAAGCACGAGTATCAACTTGGGTCCCACTAAACCATTCAGGTGCACCATTATTTACCGCAACGGCAACACCGATAACTTCAAAGTCATCGTTACGGATATATTCTTCCGTAGTCATCTTACTCAGACTAAATGCCTTGTCGTAGTAAGTCTCAAAGTCTAGGGTAATAATCATCTAGGGATAGCCTTCTTCTTTTTTATTCCATTGGCAACTTGTTGATGCAACTTTTCATGTTCTTTTATATTTATTTTGTCGTTGTAGTCCTCTAGCGCCTCATAAAGTTTTTGCTTTTCCCGTTCACTAAGACTTAACGCTTGTGCAGTTGTAATTGATGATGTGCCCCAACTTCCTACTGTTCCTGTTGTATGTGGAAGGGTTGTTGTTAACGATGATGGTGTTCCAAGCACAGGATGATTGCTCGTTGAATAGCTTGGTTTATCCCATAGCCCCTGTTGTGTTATCTCTTGTGGTGTATCTGCCAAGCGACGCAACACGTCAGCAGTAAAGTTCTCACGACGCACGTCTTCTAGTTTGTCATACAACGCATTGACTTCGGGGTCGGTTAGGAACGGCAACGGTGCATTTTTTGCATGTGCTTCGGGAACGTTTTTACGGGCAGTAACTGCGTTCATAATGTCCGCCCATTTACTTAAACTACCTTCCTCAAACTCTTCGGGGTTGGTGTCCATGCGATCAAGTAGGATTTGTACTCCTTGATTCATAGCATCTTTGTTCATCTAGCCTCTCCTCTAATTGATCTACGCTCTTCAGCAGAAGCTAGTATGTGCCCAACTTTACTTGCGGCTATATAGCTTTCTGTGAGTCGTTCTACGTCTTCTGCACCAACATTAAACTGCGCCGTTGGTAACGAATGAAACTCAGGTGCAGTCACCAAACAATCGTAACCTTTCCAAGAAAACTTATTTACCCCTCGGATATGCTCTCTGACCAACGTCTTCTTACCGTTGTAGTCTCTCTCATGTTCTTTAACGTAATGCACAATCTTCTTGTTACGTCCCGTTGGGGTCTTGATAGTCTTGTCCCTATCAGCAAAATACTTTTTAGTTAGCGACTTGTCCACCGCAAAGGTTACTCTGTCACCATTCTTTTTAACCGCTACACTCCAACGATCATTTCTACCTTGCCACCAATCGACCATCCACTTAAACGCATTTCTAGCGTTCAACTCACGTTTGCGTTCGGCTTCTTCTGATTCGCCATCTTCTTCAATCAACGCACCTTTTACAAAAGCTTTTTTGTCGTAGCCATAACCTTTGTTCTTTCCTTTTGTTACGTATATGGCTTTGGTTGTGCGTTCTTTGCAGAACTCATACGAACCATCTTTTTGTACCACCACCCAAACACACATCCAAAATAGTTTCTTTTCCATACGATAAGCCATCCCCATTTTGTACGGAACTCCAGCTAATTTTTCTACATTCCACGGAAGCTTTTTGTTCTTAATTCCAAATATAAAATCGGGATACATATGCTTGCTCTTATCATCATGTTCGGACGGTATATTTATAAACATCATGGCAGGTAAGTTTTTGGGGTTTACTTTCAACTCGTCTATATCATTTAGCCACTTTGCTTGCCAAGGATTAGGCACATGCGCCCCCAACTTTTTGAGCCCCACTATTTCGTCTTGTGTCAGCCACCCCCCACCCGAGTACGTTGATACCTTGTAAGCGTCGAATGTATGTTCTAAGTTATCTAGCAACTCACCAAACGTTTCAGGAAAGTCTTTTGTTTCATCCAGCTTTTTAGATGATTCTTCGACCTCAACCCCTTCATCAATAGGCTTAATTAACTCAGGGTTTTTAAACCAACTAAGTATTTTTAGTAAGCCACTTCCAAATCTTTCTAGTATCTCTGCCATTATGATTCTCCTAAATACTTGACTAACTCTTTGAACTTAACACCTTCCTTCAACAACTTCACACGTCCGTCGGTTGGGGATGGCTCAAGCTTGAGTAGTTTTCTTTTGGTTAAATTTTTAATGTGCTTAAACGTAGTCATGGGCGACTTTTGCTCAAACCCGTCAGAGAAAGCCATGATAGTAACCTCACCTTTACGTACAATCTCATCAAGAATAATTAACTCCACAGGCTCAAGCCCAAACTTGTCCTTCGTTCCTCTTAGCTTTGCCACAAATTTATCGAACTTCATTTACCTCTCCTTAATGCGTAGTAGTTGTATCTATCTTGTTTGTACCGCACGTATAGCTTTCCTTCTTTAGTCAGCACGCTAATGTAATACCGAGCTTGCCGTATGCGAACCCGCATTAACTTGGCAACATCTTTTACATTGACGGCATACTTACCACCCAGCACCCGAATCAACCGCAACTTCTTGCCGTTACTCGGCTTGGACTTGGGTCGGGTCTTCATCACATCTTTCAATTAAAGCGGCATATCCACAGATGTCCACCACAGAATCACGATGGGTCTGATCGTTAGCCAGCCTAGCAGTCTTGAGCAGAATCATCATTGAGGCAACATCTTTAGCGTTGAGGTCTCCCTTATCTGTTCTAGCTTCCAAGTAAGCGTTCCACATCTTCGCAATGGTCTTTAGGTTCTTTGCAGGATGCCCGTAGGTCTTCTCCCGATCACCATAGATAATGGTATGGGCTTCTTTTAATACAGTTAGTTCACTCATTTCATTCCTTCTGCTAAAAGCATCATTGTTACTGTATCGCTTAGGTTCTCACCTTCGGGCACAAGCATCAGTTTGGTATCGCTTACGTGGATATTGTTGCTAGGTTTAACCATTTCTAATATCCGCCCATTCATCGCTGGGTAAACAGATATGCGCACAACTGGTTCTGTCGAAAATTGTCTATCTCTTACAGGTATGTCCGACCCTAACTGAATCTCATCGTATCTGATCCCCCACCGCACAAAGCTACACCACCACTTTCTAATCATTCATTCTCTCCATAAGCACGTAGCTTGGCTTTAAGTCGTTGATTCTCAGCTTGCAGTATTTGTAGCTGGTGTCTCAACATC